ACGAGTTCTTTGTGCAATCGCGTTAGCGTCTCTTTCGATCTGGAACAGCAGTCCCTTGAACTTCTCAACACTCCAGCGTCCGTTGGAGTCGATGTCGAGATCGAACTCACCAGCGGTAGCGGTGTTCTGAACAGCACCTTGCTCAGCAACCTTGTAGATAGTACGGATAACTTCGCGGTTGATCTCAGCCAGAATCTCAGTAGAGAGGATGTTGGCGAGTTCAGCCTCGGCGTTTAAACCGTGGATTGCTTTCAGATCCTGTGCCAGTTCCAGGGAGTACTCAGCCTTGAGGGCGCGTGACTTAGCAGTAACGGTTACCTTCTCAATGCTGAATGCCATCTGGTTGAAGGCATTAGCAGCAGCATCTCCGAGTGCCTCAGCATCGGAAGTCTGCATACCTTGTCCAACGTTATATGCGTTGGAGTTGGCGGAACCAACAGGGTTCAGGACGGAGGGGTTAGTACCAGACTGACTGGTAGTACCCATACCAGCAGTACCATCGGAGAAGCCACCTTCCAGGTTGCGTCCGAAGTTCTGTCCGGAGAATGCAGAATCAGGCTCGTTGTAGAACGCTTCGGTTCCAGTCTGGTTCTGATAGCGGGAACGCATCGCGAAGATGAGTCCAGTAGGGCCGCTCATGGGTTGAACGCCAGCCAGATCATAAGCGATCAGGTTAGGCATGGAGCGTCTGATCAGGGAGATCAGAACGGGATCGAAGTTGTCTACGCTAGAACCGGTTGAGTTGGTAGGAGCAGCCTCACTCAGGAGGGATCCACCAGTCTCAAAGGAGGAAGACTCCTTCAGGAATTTTTCTTGGTTTTCGAGCAGGACAGCGGTTACAGCCTTTCTATGAGGATCTTTGATAGACTCAAGTCCATCGTACTCAAGAAGGGGTGCCCACTTCTCCTGCAGCTGTTCGGATTGGAACATTGCGGGTTACCTATTTAAAAGTTTAGTGTTTGTTTAATATTGAATTCAGGATTTGCTAAAAGTTCCCAGGGATCTGAGATAAGCACTCATTTGATCAGAATACTGCTGATGGTTATGAGTTTCTCCTTCAGACAGGGTTTCAGTTTTAGCGACGGGAGCAGTCTTGGGGAAATAAGATTCCTTCAGCGTCTCCAGCTTTTCACGATAAGATTCTTCACTTTCAAACTCTACACTTTCGGAAAGTGAGGCGAGCTTCTCCTTCTGAGTGGACGCAAGTCCTTCAGAAACGTCATCAAGGATACTGTCTGCAACAGACTCAGAAAGTCTGCCATTCAGAGCAATATTTTTCTCGATTTGCTCGTTGAGTTTTGTCTCCATATCATCAAGTTTTTCTACCATGCTCTCAAGCACATCATATTTTTCTTCAGGGATTGATACATAATGTTCTTCAAAAAGGCCCTTCATTCCTTCAAGGAATGATTCAGTCATTTCAGTCTTGAGGCCTGCCTCAATGGCAAGTGCGTTTTCTTCAAACCACTCGTCAGAGACATACTCAAGATAAGAATCAACACGCTCTGCGAGTGATTCTTTTGCTGCCTCAACTTCTTCAGCGAGCTTGGCAGCATATTGTGCTTCGATTTCTTCTTGAATAGAAGCAACCTTAGCATTGATTGCGGCTTCAAAGATTGTCTTTGCTTTCTCTTTGAATTCTTCGGAGAGTTCTTCGCCGCCGAGGAGTGCGTTAACATCCTCTTCAACGTTGTACTCGACGGTTTCAGTAGTTTCTTCTTCAGCAACTACTTCGTCTGTGGTTTCCTCTTCGATCACGGGTTCCTCGATTTCGACTTCTTCTTCCTTCATGCCTGCAGGTGCAGGATCACCAGGTTTTGCCTTCTTATTAACTACATCCCTTACTTGCTTAAGGGTGCTACCGGGAGTCTTCAGCTTTGCTGAATCATCATCGGTTTTGTAGTTCTCAGGGGTAGGCCCGCCGAGATCTTCGTAAGAAGCAGTCTGTCCAGGAGTTGTTCCGGACAGAGAGGGCATGGGATCGCCAGGTTTAGCGTTAGCATTAGCAGCAGTTTTGGACTGCTGTGTCTTTACTTCCATTTCTTGTAAATTTTTGCCACGAGACATTTGAACAGCTCCGTATCCGTTTTTTTAAAAACTATATTTATTTATAAATTAGAAAACTTTATCAGTTATCAGAGGTTATTGAGAAAATCGTTGAATAAATTCAACTTCTTCTCATCAAGTTGTTTTTGGGTAGCGAGAGTGTTAATCTCTCTATATGTTTTCTCCGCAAACTTTTCACGAAGAATACCACCGTCCCATACCCATTCTTTTCCTTCCATAATTCCTTCAACAAATGCATCGGGAGCAGAAGGATCAGCAACGATATCAGCAGCAGTTGCTAACATGAAATCGTCACCAACAATATTGACACCTTCGCGTGTCATCTTCAGTGAACCGATACCTCTAGAGGAAACACCAAGTTTTACACCTTCATCAATAAGTGAAGCGGCAATCTTACCCATAGGGGTATTCAGGATCTTTGCTTTACCTACAAAGTTAGAACCAGATTCTCTCAGAGAAACAATCTTATGAGATACACGATCTAAGTTGACGGTAGGGCCATCGGGGTGTCCAAGTTCACCAAGTGCTCTACCTGCCTGAACATGGTTTTCGTTGTATCTACCAACTTCACGACGAAGTGTCTCCATAGGATACATTCTACCGTTGCGGTTTTTAATGTTTCCCTGAAGAAAAACTCCTTCTATATAAAGTTGTTTTTTACCGCCTTTTGATTCGACAATGAATTCGACGGATTCGATTTCTTCTCTGATAAGTTTCATCAGGCTTGTCCTGTAAGTTGAACTGGTTGAATATGAAGTGAACCGCCAGTGCCATAAGAAATGCCAGCAACTTTGACGGAAGTAATCAATCGTGCATCACTTGATGTAAATGCTGTTACGATACCACTTGTATCCGCTGTAAGAGTTACTTTTGTTTGAAAGTTACCATTAAAATCAGCAGTGGTATCAACAGAAGCGACTGCAACATGCGAAATAACGGTTGTATAATTTGAATCAGCACCATTTGCTTCAAGAGTTACAAACTCTCCAATACCAAATGGCATTTGTGTGCCTTCAGGACAGGTAACTACAGTAGTCGCTCCAGTTGTAATACCTGTAACTCTTTGGGATGCTTTAGTTACACCATAACCAACAGAGGTATTAGCGGGAATAATATAATCACTCAATGATGCAGTAGGCTCACCACCAACAGAGACATAAGCATCAGTGTTGATTGCTGTAATTCTTAATACACTCGTAGTCACCTTGATCGCGCTAGATTTAGTAGACGATCCTGTGGTTGCAATACTTGTGGCAGCGCCAACTGGTTTATGTGCCATTATTCAGACTCCTCTTCGGGTTCTTCTTCAGTTTCTAGTTCGTCGGTAACTTCAAGAGTTTCCTCTTCGTCTTCGACTTCGATATCATCCTCACCAAATACACCGTTTGCTACCATAGGACGAAACGCATCAATCCTTTCAGCAGCTTTTCCAAACAGTATCTCTTTGATCCTATCGCTAATTTGCGACGGGGACTCATCGGATACCATCATATCCATAAGTTCGTCCATGTTTTAGTCAATATTTACTATGATTTATTTATATCTCACCACCCTTGGGTAATTCGGGGGCTTCAGTTGCAGATCCGTCAACTTCGGGTTCCATAACTGGAGCACCTAAATCACCACCTTCACCTGCAGTGGGAATTGGTTGTCCAGTTGCAGGATCGATCTGCATTTCTGCTGGATCTGGGATGATGCCCGCTTTGATTTCTTTCTCAATCAGTTTATCTTGTTCCAAAATCTCTTCATCAGTCTGACGAAGAACCTTTCTTCTGATATAATCTTGAGAATAATACTTGCCGACATATGCTTCAGCAGTTTGAACAAGAGTAAGTCTCTCATTCATCAGTTCTGCTTCCTTCAGTTCTGCAAAGTGATTATCATAAAGGAAGTCATATTGAATATGCTCACTCATTACTTCCCAATCTTCGGGAGTAATGACATTCTTAAGAAGAAGTTGAGTCTTCAGCATATCATTGAACATTCCTGAGAATCTCTTTCTCAAACGTCCAACGAACTTACTAAATTTGACTTCATCTCTCAGGATCTCAGAAGATCTCCCCAAGTTAAACCCGCCATCTCCTTCAATTCTGGAGATAGGAACATTAAGTGACTTGTACAGTTTCTTTTTAAAGTATTCAATATCAGTGATTTCGCCCAAGTTTTGTCCGCCAGGCAGAGTGGAGATTTCGGTTCCTCTTCCACCCTCACGCCTAGGAAGCCAGAAGTCTTCAAGCATTGACATGAATTTTTTGTCATCACGAATCTCCCCTGTTTGTGCGTTATAAACAAGTTTGTTACGATATCTGTTCATGACATCGCGAAGATATTGTTCTGCTTTTACTTTAGGCAGATTACCAACATCAATGTAGAAAATTCTACGCTCAGGAGCACGAGACAATCTATAGATTACCAGTGAATCCTCAATCATTCTAAGTTGATTGAGTGATTTAATTGCTTTGTGGAGATAGGAAAGAGTCGATCCCTTATTACGATCTACAAGTCCAGATGAGCAATAGGTAATTGAATCTTTTGAAAATTTAATTCCTGCATTACCTTGTGCAGTTGCTGGACTTTGAGTAGGATAAGAACTCTTTGGATTATAGAGAAAATACTCTTCAATCTCAGGGAATTCGTATTCCATGGGATTGTCTGTACCCTTATTGATATTCGCTAAACGATTTTGATCGTTCTTTGACTTCTTTTGTTGGCGAATATAACGCATTTTCATTGCGTCAATATAACGCAATTCTTGAATCCCCTCATGAGGATTCTTCATATCAATTACTTTATGATAGTAAAGACGCCCGTCAATGTACCAATTCCTATAGATTTCGTGCGCTTTTTTGTCAAAATCCAATAAACTTAGAATGAACTTAAATTCTTCTCTAATTTTTTTCTTGATACCATCACTGGCATTCAGATTAGAAAGTTCAATTTCAACCGGTGAATCGTTTGTATCTGCAACGATTGCTTCGTTTACAACATCTTCGATGGCACTATCACATTCTGGATGAAGTGCCATCTCACGATAGCGTTTGATTAAATCAAACTCTGTTTTATAGACTCCTTCAATGTCAACATATTGTCCAAAAAATCCACTTGTCAGATAGTGATCAACCCCGTCCTCATTATTAGGAGGAACGGGGGAAACCACACTAGGTGGAGTTTTTTCGGTATCCTCAATAGAGAAACCAAATAACTTAGCCATGATTTAATATTAGTCCTTTTATTGGACTATTTATCTGGTTACGGTATTGCGTTGATCAGCAGGGCCACCGTTGGTGCTGTTAGAACCAGCAACCCAGTACTGAACCTGGAAGGTTACAGTGAATTCTTCAATAGTATCAGTGGTGTCATAAGACAGTCCAATTTCAGATACTTCAGTTGGGAAGATGTCACTGAAGTAATAAGTTCTCAGGGGAGCAACGTCTGAACGTCCACCACTTCCATCTCCGCCACCGGAGTTTGTAGTGGAATTTCTTCCTTGGTTAGCACCTCTACCGAGTTGATGAACAACTGCATTACCCATGTAGGAACCAGGAGCCGTAGCACCAGATCCATCGGTAAGTTTGTTGATACC